TTAGATATGATATTCACTTCACCACCTTACTTTGCTAAAGAAGCATATAGTGATGACGATACTCAATCATATAAAAAGTTCGATGAATATAAATCATGGGTAGATGGGTTTCTAAAACCAACACTCAAGAACTGTTGGAACTATTTGAAAAATGATAGATATCTATTGTGGAATATTGCAGATGCTAAGTTCGGTAATACAATGCTACCATTAGAGCAAGACAGCATCGATGCTTGTTTAGAATTAGGGTTTGAACATAAAACTGTACTCAAGATGGCATTAGCACAAATGCCAGGTGGTAATAGAGTAGATGAAGAAACAGGCAAACCTAGAGCAAAGAATTTTTGTAAAGTCAATGGTATTTGGCTAAAGTATGAACCTATATTTGTATTCTATAAAAAATAACTGTTGACATTCATATCATTTTCCGTCATACTGTAAGAGTAATAAGAGAGAGTGATTCGCAATGACATTAAATATTCAATCAAAAGAAGTTCTAGCGAGGCTACTAGCCACTGAGAACATTACTGTTGAGCATCAAAATGTTTCTACTGCGAGTTTCAATGTAAAAGATCGAGTTCTAATATTGCCTATGTGGGACGATATGCAGAACTACACATATGATCATTTAGTTGGACACGAAGTAGGACATGCTTTATATACTGATGCTGACGAATGGGGTTCAGCTATTGAAAAGCACGGCAAGAACTTCAAAGGTTTTCTAAACATCGTTGAAGATGCTAGAATAGAAAAGAAAATTCAGAGAACATATCCTGGCTTGAAAAGATCCTTCATTCAATCATACAAGAAAATGTTGAGCGAAGGTTTCTTTGGTAAGAGTGAAGATGAAATAAATACTTTTGAACTTATTGACAGAATCAATGTTTACTTCAAGTGCGGTATGTCAACCGGTACAAAATTTGCTGATGACGAAAAGAAGTGGTTAGACATAATCGCTAAGATAGAAACTCAAGAAGAAGCTTACAAAGTTGCTCTTGAGTTATTTGAGTTAGCGAAAGAGAAAAAAGAAAAAGAGCAACAGGCTCAAAAAGAACTAGAAGAGGAGATGCAAGAAGATGGAGAAGATGATGATAATTTCAGCTTTGCTGACGGTGACATGGATTATGACGATTATGATATCGATGAAGATGGAGACGATAGTTCTGAAGATGGCTCTAGCGAAGGCGAAAGCGAAGACTCAGATCTAGAAGAAACTGAAGAAGAACTAAGAAGTTCTGGTGAGAAAAGTGACTCTGAAGATAAAGCAGATGAAATAGAAACACCAGTTCAACAAGTTTCTCATTCAAGAGTTGGTGGTGAGTCACCTGATCCTCTTGATCCTAATTTACCAATTGCAGAAAGTGACTCTTTATTAGAAGATAATATAAAGTCTCTAAGTCCTACAAATGGTAAAGCAGTTATCAATGTCACACTTGATATGAATTTGAAAACTTATCAAGATAGAATTTATAGTTACAAGAAAATACTTTCTGATCAAAAGCTTGATCAAGCACTAAAAGCTGGTGCTGGCATGTACAAAGATTTTCAAGTCAACAATAAAAAAGCTATCAACTACATGGTAAAAGAATTTGAGATGAAGAAAAAAGCTTCTGAGTACAAGAGAGCAACAGTTTCTAAAACTGGTGTTCTTGACACACTCAAGATGAACAACTACAAATTCTCTGATGATATCTTCAAGAAAATGACAATCGTTCCTGATGGTAAAAATCACGGATTAGTAATGTTCATAGATTGGAGTGGCTCTATGGCTAGCAATCTTTCTAACACTGTTGATCAGTTGATTAACTTAGTTAGCTTTTGCCGACAAGTTCAGATACCTTTTCAAGTTTATGCTTTCAGTGACAATAGCACTATGTCTCACACAATGTTTGGCAAGTTCGATGAAAAAGCAAAAATGAGAGTCAAGACAAAAGGTTATACTACACTGCAAGATGATTTTCATCTACTTGAATTTTTCAACAATAAAATGTCAAGAACTGAGTTTCAGAAAATGTGTTCCTTCGTATTAGCAGTTGGTAAGTATTGGCATAATAGATATAGACTCGATAGTAAGTATGGCGAGTATTGGGTTCCTAGAGCATATTGGTTGTCAGGTACTCCTTTAAATGATGCAATACTTTCTGCTCACGCTATTGTAAAAGCTTTTCAAAAGACTAATAGAATTGATATAGTGAATACAGTATTTCTAACTGACGGTGCTAGTAACTACTCTTACTATAATAAAGAGTATGATACAAGATCTAATATTGCACCTTGGAATGAGACTTGGATCTTCACTAACGAGAATACCAAAAAGTCTTTTAGAGTTACTCAAACTGGTAACAATTATAGAAATATCGAAACAACACCAGTATTGCTGAAATCTTTATCTGACTATACAAATTCTAATGTAATTGGTTTTCACATTCTACCTAAGAATAAAAGATCTGCATTGTATGATATGGGTAGTAACTTAACACAATTTCAGAAAGAGAGTATGTGGGCTAAATTGCTTAGTGAGTCTTTTGCAGTTAATACTACAAATGGTTATACAAAACAGTTTCTAGTTAAAAGTTCCCAGCTTGCAACATCTAATGGTGCTATCGAAGTTGACGATGGTGCTACCAAAGGTAAGATTAGACAAGCTTTCAAGAAAGCTACTACTGGTTCCAGAACTAGCCGAGTGATGTTGTCACAATTCATTGAATTAGTTGCTTGACATTTTCGCTCAGTATGCTATTATAATAGTGTAAGTGATTCGTAATTTTAATTGAGAGGTTTTTATATGATGTATTTATCACCACGAAAAAAAGTTTTTGTCGATGCCGCCGCCAAGTTGTTTGGTGCTGGTACGATTATTAATCGTGACAATGTTAAAACTGCCGCCGATGATGCAGGGATCCCGTTCCCATGGTGGTTTACTAAACACGCCAAAGTTGGCTACAATCAGTTTCAACTACCAGCTGGTGGTCCAGAAACTGCAACTACACCAATGACAAGTGCAACACCTGTCGCATCTACCGATGCACAAGTTAATCTACAACCAGCACCTAAAGTTTCTCTTTCAGTAGAGACTACTGCTTTTACAGAAAATCTAGTACCAGCAGTTGATCCTTTATTTGTTCCTTTTGGTAACTTCACAAAGATAAAGCAGATAATATCTTCAAAAATGTTTTACCCTGTGTACGTTACTGGTTTGTCAGGTAACGGCAAAACATTTGGTATTGAGCAAGCATGTGCCCAAGCCAGAAGAGAAGTTATTCGAATTAACTTCACTGTAGAAACTGATGAAGATGATCTAATCGGTGGCTTTCGACTCATCGATGGTGATACTAAATTCTTCAAAGGTCCTATCATCAATGCAATGGAGAAAGGTGCCGTTGCTTTACTTGACGAGTTAGACTTAGCTAACCCTGCCAAAGTAATGTGCTTGCAATCAATTCTTGAAGGCAAAGGTTACTTCATTAAAAAGACAGGTGAGTTTATCAAGCCTGCTCCTGGCTTCACTGTGATTGCTACTGCAAACACAAAAGGTAAAGGTTCTGATGATGGTAGATTCATCGGTACTAACGTGATGAATGAAGCTTTCTTAGAAAGATTTCCTATCACTGTCGAGCAAGAGTATCCACCAGTTGCTACTGAAAAGAAAATACTTGGTAAAGTATTTACTGACTTGGGTATCTCTGATGACGGGTTTGTCACCAAGCTAGTTGATTGGGCTGACATTATCAGAAAAACTTTCTACGATGGTGGTGTCGATGAAATCATTTCAACCCGAAGATTAGTTCACATAGCGAAAGCTTTTTCTATCTTCAATGACAAAATGACTGCCATTGATATGTGCATCAATCGATTTGACGAAGATACCAAGTTGTCGTTCAAAGACTTGTACACCAAAATCGATGCAGATGTTCCTGAAGCACCTGACACTTCTGTTGAGAATGAAGAAGAGATACCATTCTAATAAAAAAACTCCTTTCGCTGAAAAGCCTGTCTTGACAAGAGATAGGCTTTTTAGTATACTGAAACTAATATTATGAAAAGGAACATAACTTGGAAATAGAAATTGAATTAGCAGAACTACGTAAGAAAAAAATATTCGTAGCTACACCCATGTATGGTGGTATGTGTCATGGTATGTACACTAAAGCATCATGCGACTTAGCAAAAATAACTCAAGCATATGAGATGGACGTTAAGATGTTCTATCTCTTCAATGAGTCTTTAATCACCAGAGCAAGAAATTATTGTGCTGATGAATTTTTACGTAGTGACTACACCCATATGATGTTTATAGACTCAGATATAGGTTTTGATCCTAATGATGTATTAACTCTAGCAATTCTTGCTGAAGAAGGTAAAAGAGATATCATATGTGGTCCATACCCAAAGAAAACTATAGCTTGGGAGAAAATCAAAAAAGCAGTTGAGATGGGATTCGGAAGTCAAAATCCTAATGAACTAGAAAACTTTGGTGGTGACTATGTATTTAATCCAGCACATGGTGCTATAGAAATGAGACTAGATGAACCTATCGAAGTGTTAGAAGGTGGTACTGGTTTCATGATGATAACAAAAAATGCTTTCAAGAAATTTGACGAAGCATATCCAGATTTGAGATATTATCCAGATCATGTTAGAACAAAACACTTTGATGGTAGTAGAGATATTGGTATGTATTTTCAAGCATTGATAGATCCAGAATCAAAAAGATATCTTTCAGAAGATTATATGTTTTGTCAGTATATGAAAAAAGCTGGAGTGTCTACATGGTACTGTCCGTGGATGAAACTCTCACATACTGGTAGTTATGTATTCAGTGGTAGTTTATTAGACTTAGCACAACTTGGTGTTTCAGCAACTGCCGATCCAGTAGAGATTGAAAAAACTAAGAAGAAAGAACCAAAAGGTATACAACTAAACTTAGGAGAAGTTAAATGAGTGAGAAGCCTAATTTTAAATTTCAAGAGGACAAGATACTCAAAGAGTTGTATGACTATGTTTCTACCACATACAAAGGACATTATTCTACAAATCAATTTCAATCAACCGAGTTTATCATAGATTGTGGGCATGGTGAAGGTTTTATGCTTGGTAATATAATTAAGTATGCTCAGAGATATGGTAAGAAGAATGGTAGAAACAGAGCAGACTTGCTAAAAGTCGCTCACTATGCTATTATGGCATTACACATAAATTCAATGCAAACAGGAGATAATGATGATGCAGATAAGTGATGATACAATTGAAGTACTAAAAAACTTCTCAACTATAAATCCGTCTTTGAATTTCAAAGCTGGTAATACAATTCGTACTGTCTCAGAGCAGAAGAATATATTAGCACAAGCAGTAATAGGTGAAAGCTTACCTGTTAACTTTGCAATCTATGAACTCAATCAGTTTTTAGGTTTAGCTAGTTTGTATGACAAACCTGATTTCAACTTTGGTGAAAAAGAAGTTGTAATTAGTGAAGGTAATAGTAAATCAAAATATACATATACTGATCCATCTATGGTGACTTCTGCTCCTGATAAAAATCTTGAGTTAGATAATGCTGATGTATCTGTAAAAATATCTGCTGATGATATGAAAAGAGTTCTATCTGCCGCCAATCAATTAGGTTTACCTGAAGTCGTAGTTAGAGGTGCAGAAGGTAATATTGCTATAGTAGCAACAGATACAAAAAATCCAACATCAAATGAACATAGTGTTTCTCTTGGTTCTACTAATGATAACTTCTCTATGGTTTTCAAAACAGAGAACTTACAGAAACTTGGTAGTAGTGATTATGATGTAGCCATATCTAAATCAGGTATTGCACATTTTAAATCTACTGCAAAAAATATTCAATATTGGATTGCAACAGAGACTAATTCAAGTTATAATTAAGAAATTGAAATTTATATTATGGTGATTCATGCGAGAAGATTTTTTGTGGGTAGAGAAGTATCGCCCAAAGACTATAAAGGATACTGTACTAACTCCTGAGTTGAAGACTCTATTTCAGACTTTTGTTGACAATAAGAATGTACCTAATCTTCTTCTAACAGGCTCACAAGGCATAGGTAAAACTACTGTTGCTAAAGCTATGTTAGAAGAACTAGGTGCTGACTATATTGTCATCAATGGTTCTGATGAAGGTAGATTGATTGATACACTCAGAACTAAGATTAAAAACTTTGCATCATCTGTTTCTCTAGCAGGTGGACGTAAGTATGTCATCTTAGATGAAGCTGACTATTGTAATGCTGAAACTGTTCAGCCTGCTCTCAGAAACTTCATGGAAGAGTTTAGTAAGAACTGTGGTTTTATAATGACATGTAACTTTGTCAATAAGATTATACAACCACTTCACAGTAGATGTTCAGTTGTAGAATTTAAAATAGCAAACAAAGATAAGCCTAGTATGGCTAAAGATTTGTATGTTAGAATACTAGATATTCTCAAACAAGAAAACATAAGTTTTGACGAGAAAGTAATTCAACAAGTACTTGGAAAACATTTTCCTGACAATCGTAGAATACTGAATGAGTTACAAAGATATTCTGCAACTGGACATATCGACAGTGGTATACTTGCTAATCTATCTGAGACTAGTATCAAAGAACTAATGCAACTTTTAAAAGATAAAGAGTTCACTTCAGTTCGTAAATGGGTAGGTAAGAATATTGATGGTGATGTTGCACCAATGTTTCGTAAGATATATGATACTGTTACACAATATGTAAAGCCTGCGAGTGTACCTCAAGTTGTTGTTACACTTGCTGACTATCAATATAAGTCTGCTTTTGTAGCTGATCAAGAAGTTAACTTCATGGCTTTTCTTACAGAATTGATGGTAGAAACAGAATGGCAGTAAAAACTAATCCTTTCGATTATATTACTGCTATCAATGTATCAAAGAAAAATCTCATGAGAGGTAGCAACAATGATACAATAGCAGAAAAAGATTACAGTTCTTTTTTATCTAATCGTTCATTATCTTACTTTCCAGATACTATAGGCTATGCTAATGAAATGAATCAGAGACACTATGCTGATAATCTTCTACAATTCGAATATTTACTAAATATTGTCAGAGCCAAAAAAAGGTTCTCTAAATGGGTGAAAAAAGAAAATGATAGGGATATATCTCTAGTGAAAGAGTATTATGGATATAACAACTCAAAGGCTATACAAGCCCTATCAATTCTCACTCCAGAACAGTTAAGTATTATTAGAGAGAAGTTAAATAAAGGTGGAGTATGATTGAGTTAGATAGTTTAGTAGAAGTAAGATTAAAAGAACATGAAGACTTTCTCAAGATAAGAGAAACTCTTACACGTATTGGTGTAGCTAGTAGAAAAGATAAAACGCTGTTTCAGAGTTGTCATATACTACATAAACAGAAAAAGTATTACATCACACATTTCAAAGAACTTTTTTCTATGGATGGAAAACCAAGTAACTTTACAGAAGATGATATATCACGTAGAAATTCTATAGCTAATTTATTAGCAGAGTGGGGACTAGTTGAACTAGTTGATCCAAACAAAACTAAAGAACCTGTTTCTCCACTTTCTCAAATAAAAGTTCTACCTCATAAAGAAAAAGATGAGTGGAACTTGGCGGCAAAGTATAATATAGGAAAGAAAAGATAATGGGAGGATCTATGAGATATACTACTAACTTGGATAAAGTTCAAGAGTTTATGAGATCATTTGGGCAAGAGGTGAAAGACAACCCTACTATGTTAGATGAAAAAACTCTACAGCTAAGATTAGAACTTATTGAAGAAGAACTAAGAGAACTATATCTTGGTGTAGAAAGAAAGAACATGATAGAGATAGCTGATGCTCTTACTGACTTGCTTTACGTAATCTATGGTATGGGTGCCGCCATGGGTATAGAATTAGATTATTGCTTTGATGAAGTTCATAGAAGTAATATGTCAAAGTTAGGTGAAGATGGTAAACCTATCTATAGAGAAGATGGTAAAGTACTCAAAGGTCCAAACTATAAACCACCCAACCTTTATGACACAGTTTATCACAAAGAGATGTTAGCGAAGATAAAGAAGATAGATGATAATTCTTTAAACATCGACAGAGATCAATTAGCACAATTAAGTTTATTTGATGATGAAAGTGCTGTTACTGGAAAGTGACTTGACAAAAGTGTAAATTTTTGTTATTATAAATACAGTTGAAGTATGCCTAATAGAGGGTACTTCTTAATTTTAATATTCTAGCTTAATAAAGGAGAATAGCAATGAATAACCTTACCACATTTGATATTAATAAATTCACTCCCTACGCAGTTGGGTTCGATAGAGTGTTTGATAGATTATGGGATCATGCCCATAACATGCACACCTCAACAGGTTTCCCTCCATACAATATTGTAAAGCACGATGAATACGAGTTTACAATTGAGATGGCGTTAGCAGGATTCTCAAAAGAGGATATCGAAGTCGTTGTAGAAGACGGCACCATTACAGTTAAATCAGTATTCGATGATAAAGTCGAGAATGCTGAAGTACTTCATAGAGGTATCTCGCAGAAAAAATTCACACGTAAATTTACTATTGCTGACGATATCGAAGTAAAAGGTGCAGAACTCAAAAATGGATTGTTAGAGATTCAATTAGAGAGAATTGTACCAGAGCATAAAAAGCCTAAAGTTATTAAAATTAAATAACGCTTACTAGTCTTCTTAGCATTTATAAATAAGGGTTGAACGTAAAAATTCAGCCCTTATTTTTTTAGGAGAGGTAAAATGTTTGGACTATTTAAAAAGACGGGTTTAAAGAAGCAAACTAAAACTGCTACTAAACCCAAAACTGAAACTAAAGCGAAGAAGGACAATGGTATGGCGAAATCAAATTATGATAAGTGTTTAAAAATAATTCTACATCATGAAGGTGGATACGTAAATCACCCAAAAGATCCTGGTGGAGAAACTAACCTCGGTGTTACTAAAAGAGTATACGAAGAATGGGGTGGTAAAAAGAATATGAAAGATTTAAAAGTTGCTGACGTTGCACCAATATACGAAAAGAACTATTGGGGACGTTGTAAGTGTGACAGCTTACCAGCTGGCTTAGACTTATGTGTTTTTGATTTTGGTGTTAACGCTGGAACAAAAAGAGCAGGCATCTATCTACAAAAAATGGTTGGTGCAACTCCTGACGGAGCAGTTGGACCTAATACACTAAAACAAGTTGATGCTTGGATAAAAGAACATGGTGTAGAACATGCTGTCAAATCATATCAAGAAGCACGACAAGGATACTACGAAAGACTTTCTACTTTTAAAACATTCGGTAGAGGTTGGACAAGAAGAGTTACAGAGACTACGGAAACAGCTTTAAAGATGATCTAAGATGGTTTACAGAAACAAGACATTCGCTAATGGTGTAGTTGTTGGTTTGAGTTCTGGAAAAGTTGAGTTAGCCGCTGACAGTGGAGATTTAAAAGTAAAATCTGGTGACTCAACAACAACTATTCGTCCAGGACTAGGTGTCGTAGGACATGAAGCAGTAACAATTGTAGCCAACAAGGCGGCACTACCATTACCACCTACAGGTATCGGTAACGGAGCTATGTACTTTGTATCTGCAACCAACGAGTTGTTTATGAAATCAGGAGGTGGTTGGTATAAAATAACTACAGTAAATACCAGTCCATCAATAACTTTAAACAAAACTTCAGCAACTATATCTGATAATCTTACATTGGACGTAAGCTATACAACAGTAGAGCCAGAAGGAACACCTGTCACTGTATCTGTAGCTAACTCTGGTATCGCAGATACAAACGTAGCTACCCTTACTCATACTTCTGCAAACAATAATATACGAGTTGTATTCGATGGTACAACTGTATTAAGTGGTGCTACAATAACAGCAACTGTTACCGATGGTGTGAATACAGGTGTAGGTACAATTACTATTAATGCACAATATACTCATAAGTATAATGAACGTGAAGCACTTACTCTAGTAGCAAATAGTCCACCAGGAATAACAGATGTAAAACAGCAATCTTTTTTCTTTAATAATGGTGCGGCTGATTATCTCACAATACCAGCTTCTTCTGAACATCAGATTTATGGTGGCGATTTTACAGTAGAAGCATGGTTATATCCAATTGCCTGGCATACCTACAACGATTTTCTCACTAAAGGTGGTAATACCACTAGAGAGTGGGCATTTGGACTAGCCTCTGGAAATATTAGAGCGTATTGGAGTACAAATGGATCAAGCACTG